CAGCGGCTAGTCACTGAGAGTGCTTTAGCAATTGCACAATTTTCTATCGTGAAAAAGGACTAATCATGACCGATCTACCAAAGATGCCCGACGTTCGCTTTACAAAAAATGGTTACGAAATTCGCACTGAAATTTTAGAACTAGCACAGGCATTTGTATTAAATGAATATTCTGCAAAGTTTCATGGCTGGGAAATTACAGCCTCGAAGAATTATGACGGACAGCTCGTAACTGATTTTAAGATGCCTGAGCATCCGACTATTGAAACTATTTTAGAAACTGCTGAACGTTTGTATTCGTTTGTCAATAAGTCGAAATAACAAATTTGCACTCCATTAAAAAAGGCCCTTTTGGGCCTTTTTTATTTTATAGTACAATCGGCTTTGCTGAAAAGAATTCGGGATGTTGTTTGTGCAAATGTCGCATGATCGCACCGGCAACTGCGTGAGCCTGATTTTCGATCGGGCTTCCGGTCTTTCCGCTGTTATGATCAAGCATATTCTTTAAGTCTTGTTTATAATGAACCATTTCATGTGCAAGGGTTCTAATTATATCGAGCGGGTGACGATTTGCGATACCTAAATAGATTATATGATCTCCATTATGATATTTTCCAAACGTAGGTTGCTCGTTATCTGCAAGGCTTTTTTCTAGTTTTATTGTCGGCAAGGTCTTCAGTTCAAGCGCATTTGCAATTAAAGGCAAAGCAACTTCAAGAATATCAATAAAGGTCGGAGTATCATTCATAATTTACACACAGGGCTATACGGATTAACCGGCAAGTCATAATCGTTATTATCAGGATAGACTGGATATTCGTTCATATCTTTACTCAGTTAAAAGCCCCATTTTTGTTGAAGGGTAGCGAATCCTCAACAAAGGCTGGGGCAAGGCCTAGACGCCTGAGGCACAGATAACTGTGACGGTCCTAAGGCATGTTAAAGTTATTTATACTTTTCGAAGTAATAGTCCGCCTGTTCAGAATTTTCCGAAAACTTATCGACTAATTTAAATCCAATTTGATCTAAATAATCAATGACTTCCTGTGCCATCGGCGCACCTACGTTATATTCAACGTGTTGCAATTCTACAATTAAAGAGTTACAGGTCTTTAGTAGTTCCGAAGAACCTCGAATCACATCAAGCTCTGCGCCTTGAATGTCTAGCTTAATTAAATCAGGGCTTTCGAACTTAAAATGTTCTGCTACAGCATCAAGTGTTACAGTTCTAACCGTCTCTGCGTGAGAGTCGTCATATAACACCTTAGCTGCAGGACTAAATGTTTCGTTTTCTCTATAGTAACTGTTTCCTGCAGGGTTTTCATCGTTTCGATAAAACGTAACTTCTTTACCTAATTCGTTGCTAAACACCGCAATACAGTATGGCATTCCTTTTTCTTTATAAAGAAACTCGCAAGACTGTTGTGCATCAAACGCATAAACCTTCGATTCAGGCCAAACTTTTTCTGCAACATTAGTCCAATGTAAGGTCGAGGCACCGACGTCGTAGATAATCTTTGGATTAATTCCCCTTTCTTTTAATTTCACCAGATAGTTTTTATGGTCCTCAGGTAACAGATCCATAGAACTAATAGCTCTTAACCTTGCTTGTAACGGAGTATCTTGAGACGTTGCAGTTATTGACGTATTAACTTTAAAGGTAAAAGATCCGATATGATCGCAAATTACGCTGGTATCCGCCCAAAGTGTAAATCCATATCCGCGAGCTTGCTCGCAGAAGTAAACGTCCTCGCTTACTGTGTTAGCATGATCGATTGCACTCTTATAAACAAAGTGCGGATATGGAATGCCTTTGAAAACATGAGACTTAACTAACACGCATCCAAAGCCACAAGCATCGATCGGAACAAGTCCTTGATCCTTTATGTCTGCGTAATCTACAGCAGATACTCCGCCCCATTGATTCTTTCGCATTATTTCTAATGTATGTGTTCCGGGGATACGTTGTATGTATAATCCAGAAACAATATCTTTATCTGCCGAAAGTAACTTTACTAAAGTGTCCGGGGCGAATGCCATGTCACTGTCAACTGCAAACAAGTAGTCGTAGCCGTGCCGAATAACCCAATCAGCGATTAGATTTCTAACCTGTTCAACCTGATAACCCCAAAAGTATTGGAACTCAACTCGATAGCCATCAGGGATTATTAAATCATAGATGCTCTTAAATGTTTGAGCTTCGATGTTTCTATTTGTAGGTATTGCTATTAATATTCTTTTCATCTTTTTAGTTTGTATATGTGTTCCTAGTATCTGCGATACTGTCTTATCTTGCTCTTCTTTGTTAACTTTGTAGTCGTTTAATGGACTTGCATCGTTGTAATTATACACAATATCCGATACCGCGTAAACTCTTGTCGAATCGCAGTTTTCTATTGCAGTATAGAATGTTGAGTTATCTCCTCCTGCTCTAAACCATTCTCCGTCGCCGTTACAGAATATATAATCTGGCTCGTACTTTAACAATTTTGCCTTCAGCGATCGTAAGTGGGTATACGGCATATTCCAAACAAACTTATGAGTTTTGTAACTACGGCATTCGCGAACATCAGGAGGGTAAGGTTGACCAACAAGCGGTATATTATCAACTACGCTCCAGCAAGACCCGTATGTAAAATCGTACTTATCATGCAGGTAATTGTAGTAATCAAAGATGTCAGGTCTGTTTACTAATGAATCGTCGCCGTCAAGTAGCAATACAATATCATCGTCATTGCATTTGCGAATGCTTGATATATGATTTGCAACTGCGCCTACATTGTGTGTATTGCACACTAATTTAAAATGATGCCTTACGTCGTCAGGCAAAGATTCTATTACAGTCGAAGCAACTGTTGCACTATTGTCTGTGCTTGCATCGTCAATTAGCCAATGCTCGTAGTTGGTATAATTTTGTGCCGCTACACTAATAATACACTTTTCAATATAGTCTTTTGCATTGTAAAACGGGCTAATAATAACAATTTTCTTTTCAGGTATCAGCTTAGGCGCGACTGCTTCTTCGCTAACCGACAATCTGCGATTAAACAGTTGATGGTATTTTGCTCTTGTATACAACGCTTTTTGAGTTTCGCCACGACTAATATATAATCCCAGATTCGAATAAAGATGTTGTTTCCATTCTAATGCAACAACATCCCAGCCTGCTAACTCTTTAATTCTGTCAAACGATTGCATCCTACGTCTATGCTCGTCTTTATCAGCAAATGCATCGCAAACCATATTGACAAACTTGTGTGTTTGTTCATTGCTGTTGATATTAGGGAACAATCCGTTTGGCACTACTGGATAATCGATATAGTAGCTGTGTTCACTAGCAGTTTCTTCTAATCCACCAAACTTACATGTAAGCAAAGGAGTGTTGTAGTAAAGGCTTTCTAATGTACTAATTCCATAAGTTTCTGGGAGTGCAGCCGGGTATATAAAATAGCTTGCCTTTGCTGTTATCTCTGCAACTTCTCTCTGACTTACAATACCCGTAAACTCAATTGTCGAATTGTCGCGATGAGGTCCGACAATTTTTTCAAATTCATTTTCTGGGTTGTCGTTAACTGATGCTGTTCCTAACTTATAGAAACCACCGATAACTTTTAATCGTGCCTCAGGTAAACGCGCAGACACTTGCGGCCAGATGCTGTTCAGGAGAGGTGCAAGACCTTTGCTTGAGTTAGCATTAAAGATAAAAAGGTTTGGATCTTTACTATCAATGTCTGCATTAAAAGATTTCACAATACCGTTGCGCGTAGTCCACATATGATTCCGCAGGACTTCAAAGTTACGCATCGTAGGATGTGAGCAATTCATTACATACATTGCATGGAAATCGCTTAGTGTCCAGATTTCGTCTACCGATCCTTCGGTAACTAACTCTTCCAGGACTTCGTCGCCCCAGGAAAACGTGTCGTGCATCCAGAAAACTTTTAACTTAGCGTTAGCTCGCATAGATTCAAATGCCTGATACGGTACATATCTTGCAGAGTTTTGCGGGTATTGATATCTATGTACAGGAATAAACGGAGTTACAGATCTCGATGAGATTACAATATCAAAAGTTTCCGTGCAAGTAGCAATTTCCGATAGCGGACGATATTGCACATTGTCGTATGTGCCAGGAGAAGCACCATCTACATCGCAGGCATTAAAGACTGTAACGTTAAACCCAATCTTTACAAGTTCTCTGCTAACTAAGATAACTGCACTTTCGCTGCCACCGAGGCCTTTTCTGTTAAGAGTGTCGCCATCATAAGCAATCCCTACAATATCGACTATTGCGAGAGAAACAGGCTTTGTCGGCAATCTATATAGATCGGCAGTAACTTCAGGCACAACAATGTCTTCTGCGTTTGTAAACTTTCGACCAAAGATTTTACGCACTCGATAGTTAATCCAATCAACTTTATCTTGGAGTGTCTTGGGTAAATCTATATCAAGTTTATTGTAAAAATGCTGCATCCATTGCAAAGCGATAGTATCCCATGTCGAGACTTCTTTAACTATGTTGCACGCATTTTGCTTTTGCTGATGCAGGTATCGATCGGCATGAGCCCTAGCGACTAAGTCAACGAACTTTTCGATTTGGCGATCGCTATTGATGTTCGGGAACAGTCCGTTAGGTTCGATTGCATAGTCAATAAAGTACGATGCTTCTTCGGTTGCAGTTTCTGCCATTGCACCAAATCGAGTTCCGATTACTGGTGTGTTATAATTGATACTTTCTAAAACGCTAATCCCGGAGGTTTCGGGATATGCGCCCGGGTAGATGTTAAAGCTAGCTTTTGCCATTATTTCAGCAATATCCGGCTGCGGTATCACTCCTGTAAAGGTGATGCTCGGATCATGCTTAACACTTTCTTGCAAGGCAATTACTTCTTTAACAGCGTCGCTCACCGGTTCGTTTCTAAATTGATAATAACCGCCAATAATGATCAACTTAGCCTGAGGGATTTGTGCACGTACCTTAGGCCAAATTTTAGTTACTAACGGACGCATTCCTTTAGAAATAGATGCATTATAAACAAACAAGTTAGGATCTTTTTGTTTAACGTCTACCCAATCAATCCATCTATTAATTCCATTTCGAGTCAGGAACAGCTTGTCTTTTAACACTTCGAAGTTTCTACGAGGTCCATGAACAGCATGAGAAGTATAGCTTGCATGCCAATCGCTTAGCACAAAGACTTCATCAATGTGCTTATCGTTAAGCAACATTTCAAGAACTTCGTCGCCCCAAACAAACGCGTCGTGCATCCATACGATCTTTAGTTGCGATGGCTTTTGTACTTGCGCAAACATTTGATGATCGTAGTCCCTCGGAGCAGGATGTTTTACCTGATCGTACATATTCGCAGGAACAAACGGTACAACAGTTCGCTGACTAATGACAATATCGAAATCAAACGATTCTTCTGCTAGCGTGCGCACTGGAAAGTAATCGACTCCGTCGTATCTTCCTGGAATCTCAGCTTTGCCTTCGCAGTCGTTAAACACAGTTACTTCGAACCCGAGCTTGCACAGTTCTCTAGACATAGAGATAACTGCCGACTCAGAA